ATAAAAGCAATAAAGGTATAAAGCGCAAACTCTTTGAGTTGTTTCCTGCGTTTTGCTTTTGCTGTCTTCAATTCTCGAACCGCACGTTCGTGAGCAATTTTACTGTCTTCAATCCTTTTAATGATCTCGTTGTATTGGTGCGCTTGACCAGACATTAGCATCGCGTCTTTCAACTGCTGATGAAATGTCTCTGCCTGACGTTTCGCCACCTGTACCTGCATCGATTCTTTTACGGATAAAACGCCTGCTTTGCTCTTCTCTACCTCTTGGATCTTCTGTTGGACATCATCATACTGCCCCAACAGATTAGCCAAACTACCCGCATTTGCCCCTGATTCCCTGATCGTTGCAAGGGTTTCGTTCAGCGATTTCAGCGTTGTCAGTACACCCGTAACAACTGCAATAGACTCACCAAATCCAAACATCGCTACTTCCAGATTAGTGGCGTGTCATCTGTAACCTTTCGAGGCTCACACCACGCAGTAATTTCTACCTGACTTTTTCTATTTTTGTATGGCTCTGCTACCTCTCTAGCGTAATCGTTACAGATCTTGACGGATGCAAATAGCGGCTCATCGCCCCGGTTGACGATAAGCACACCATCGATCATCACCATCAATGCAAATGCGAGTGTCATACATAGACATCATGGGTGCTTTGGGACAGGCCAATGTTGCTGACTTTCAATTGAGAGCCTTGCAACTCGTACAGCGTAGATTCTTGCACCTCGGTTACGCGCTTGACTGGCTTGCCACTAGATGCTGAAACTAACTCTTCAATTTTTTGATTTGCCACCTGCTTCCATGCAACAGCAGGAGGCTGAGACACGGGATCAATAGTCGCCATATGTCACTCCATAAATCGTAGTGCCTGGGGAACTAACACGGTAAAAAACAATGCAATGTAAATGCCCCACAACATATGTTCAATTTTGTCGAAGCGTTTAGAGCCACGTTCCAGACTGTTTTCAATAGCTTTGTAACGCAGAACACATTCTCGTTCATGCGCCCTAATTTCTGTTAGCGCCTCTTGGCCTGAATCACTCACCTTGATTGCCTTCTTTCTCAACGGGGAAACAGTTTATGTTGGCGGCGACTGTTCTCCGTTCACCATCTCCTTGAAATGGATAGACCATGTGTTGCATCCACGATGGGAACATATAGAGTCGCCCTACCTGTGGCCTCACTACAACATTTTGTGTAGGTCTTAGCTGCTCTCGATCCCATGTGCTTGACTGTCCATAGTTAAAACACAGGCAACCATCGGATTCGCCACTAGCATTGTACAGACCGTACTCTTGTGATCCCGGTCGCGGACCCTGCAAGATTTGAGGCGGCACCCTTGTCCATGTCGTACAGCTAATACCCATCACCGTTTTGGTTCCGTGGTCATGGATTGGGTTGTAATCACCTTCATAACTATGAACTGACCACAACTCATCCATCTCAACATTTCTGTTGCCATCCAACACCTGACCAGATTGCGACATGAACTGGTTGATGTATGCCACGCCCATGTCACATAAGAACTTTGAAAACGGGGCCAGCCTTGAATCTTCGTGATCCATCACTAGCTGTTCGCCGCGCTTGATCTGCCCAACGAGCGTATGCGCTGCGCTGATCTTTTCTTTCTGCGTAACTAGCTCATCGAGGTAAACGTTACACGCTTCAACAAACTCAGCCGGGATGTCCAGCTCCATCAGGTACACTGACGGCAGCGGATGCATCTGAAACTGAATCTCAGCCATTTATCGCTTCGACGCTTGCTTCTTCGCTTTCCTCAACCGTTTCTTCAGTCTCGGCCATCTGGGCATCAGCCTGCACCTTGATCTTCATCATCAAAGGCCATGTGCCAGATTTGCTAGGCAGATCGCCAAGCACTGCGAGGATTGCGTTGATCTCGTTTTCTTCGAGGTTAATATTCATAATGGTCCTTATGCGCTATAAGCTTTTGCGGCTGCAACAGCAGCATTAATATCCGTAAAGTCCTCGCTACCCCAATCTTTAAGGGCAACCCCAAACTCTAGGTATCCAGCACTACGCATGACTTTTTCTTTTTTTTCTTCGTTAGTCATGTCATTGTAATAGTCATTGTTTGCATCTAGCACACTGGTAATGACGTTTGCGCCACCCAGCATTGCAGAATACATCTGCGCCTTTTCTTCGTCTGTTCTAACTTCATCTGACATTGATATGCCTCCTTATGATTCTAGCGCGTCAATTCGCGCAGTGAGTGATTGAATAATTGCATCTTGTTCCTGAATGGCTTTAACAAGAATGGGGACAAATCTTTCATACTTTAAACCGTACTGCGTTCCATCGTCCGTTAAATTGCTGACTAAATTCGTCTTGTCTGACATCTTGTGTCCGGCAGTTTCTTCCAAAGCGACAACCGCTTGTGCTTTAAAGCCAACATCCATCCAGTCTTCTTTGTGTGTACCATCAGGGGTTTGAGCATTAAGGTCGTAACTTTCTTCCGTCTTGTCACCATACTTAGAACGTTTGTCCCAGTAGTAAGTCACTGGTTCTAACGCTTTTACAAAGTCGAGGCCAATTGTTAGCGCGGCAAAGTCTGTCTTGTCTCTCTCATCAGAAGTCGAAATTGTATTAGTTTGTGCATAAATATGCGTGATGTTGTCATCACCCAAAAATATTTGGTTAGAGGTAGTCGTGATATTACCACCGGGTGATCCTGATATTCCTGCGTCTTTCCCCAAAAATAAGTTGTTAGAACCAGATTCTAGGTTCTGTCCAGCAACGGTGCCCACGGCTGTGTTGTTTTCACCGGAGGTAACATCTCGTAATGTTGTATTGCCTATGCCTACGTTATTATTACCTGTCGTGTTTCCAGAACCAGCGGCGTTATACCCCATAATGGTATTACCTTCGCCAGTTGTCATTACATCAGCAGCAAGTGAGCCAACAATCGTGTTGTACTTTCCGGTTGATATATTTTCCCCAGCATCATAGCCAATGGCAATGTTGTACGTGTTGCTATCATCAGTCACATTAAAGTTTTCTAAAGCATGGCTGCCAATGGCAACATTGCGACTTCCGGTGGTATTTGTACCTAAAGAGTTGTAGCCCAAGGCTGTATTATAATGAGCTACCGTTTGTGCGTTGCCAGCTATAGAACCAATGAGGGTGTTTGCAGTTCCCGTAGTGATATCGCCACCCGCGTCATAACCCATAGCAACGTTGTATACATTAGTTGCGGTCGTACTAAAATTCTGATTGCTAAGCGCAGCGTAGCCTACAGCGGTTGAACGACTTCCCAAAGTGTCAGAAGTTAAAGCCTGTACACCAACGGCTGTATTAAAGTCCGCATCAGTAAGAGCATCACCAGCAGCACCGCCGATGAGGGTATTATAAATTCCTGTAGTCACTGCAAAACCTGCAATATGACCTACGGCAGTGTTATAGGTTGTTGTGCCTCCACCAACATTTTGGTCTCTTAGAGCAGAAGCACCAATCGCAACAGACCTTGTAGCTGCGGTTTCTGAACCTAAGGCGTTGTAGCCCATTGCAACACTAAACTCGCCTGTTGTAAGCGCATCACCACTAAGCCCGCCAATGAGGGTGTTGTTAATTCCTGTCGTAACATTGGTGCCAGCTTGATAGCCCACGGCAGTATTGTAAGTATCCGTTGCGGTCGTGAAGTTTTGCATTACCAGAGTTGCATACCCCACAGCGACTGAACGACCTCCTTTAGTGTCTGACGTGAGGGCTGTTGCCCCAATTGCTACGTTGTAGTCTGCATCAGTGAGCGCATCACCTGTGGCATAGCCCATGATGACGTTACTTACGCCAGTGGTTATGTTGCTGCCAGCAAGCCCACCAGAAAGTGTGTTAAGAGTCCCCGTAGTGATATTTACGCCAGCTTGATATCCTGTGGCAGTGTTATAACTGTCTGTGGCGGTCGTGAAATTCTGATTTCTCAACGCCTCGTAACCAACAGCAGTTGAGCGACTTCCCAATGTGTCAGTAGTTAATGCAAGTGTGCCCACCGCTACGTTGTAATCTGCATCTGTTAAACTTTGAGCCGCAACACCGCCAATGATGGTGTTGTTAATGCCCGTAGTGATGTCGTTAGCAGCACTGTGCCCAACAGCAAGGTTATAAACATTTGTTGCAGTGGTAAAATTTTGCGCTGCTAAGGTATCATTACCAAGTGCAACAGACCTTGTACCCTCAGTGTCTACGCCTAAACTGTTGTAGCCCAGTGCAACATTCATCGCGCCTGTTTGTAGGGCGTCTCCAGAAAAACCACCGATTAAGGTATTTTTAGCGCCTGTTGTTACAGAAACCCCAGCGCCATAGCCAACTGCTGTATTATAGACTTGGGTTGCAGTGGTGAAGTTTTGAGCGGCCAGCGTACCATAACCTAGAGCAGTCGAACGGCTTCCTAAAGTATCAGCACTCAAAGCTGAAGTACCTACTGCAACATTACGATCTGCGTCAGTAAGTGCATCACCAGCTAAACCGCCAATAATTACGTTGTTAATTCCTGTGGTTACACCAGTCCCCGCGTTATAACCAACGGCGACGTTATAATGAACAGTTGCTGTAGTGAAATTCTGGTTAGAAAGAGCGGCATAGCCTAATGCTACGGCTGTAGCTCCTTGAGTATCTTCTCCTAAAGCAGAATATCCAAGGATCGTATTATAATATCCGGTGGTTAATTCATCCCCTGCAAACGTCCCTACAATACTGTTTCTAGTGCCTGACGTAATGTCGTTACCAGCGTGGTATCCAATACCTACATTAGCCGCAGTTGTTGATGTAGCGAAGGTTTGATTTTGAAGAGCCTCATAACCCACCGCTGTACTTGCGTTTCCAGCAACATCTGTACTTAACGCACCGTGACCAATAGCGACGTTATAAGCCGCAGTAGTTTGAGCATCACCAGAAAAATTACCAATGGTTACATTATACCGGCCAGTGGTAAGCGCGGTACTGGCGTTATAGCCAACAGCAACATTGTCAGCATTTGTTGCCGTCGTAAAGTTTTGGTTATTTAAGGCACCATAGCCTATAGCAGTCGAACGACTTCCTAAAATATCAGTGCTTAGAGCGGCATATCCCACAGCAGTGTTGTAATTTGCATTTGTGAGGGCATCTCCTGCAAGACCGCCCACGATAGTGTTGTAAATTCCCGTGGTGATGTCGTTACCTGCAAGAGAGCCTATAGCTACGTTATATGCTTCCGCACCTGCATTTTGATTTTCAAGAGCTTGGCGAC